CTTTCGACGGCAGGAGTCAGCGAGGCTGTGATCCTGAGCTCGTGGCCCGAAATACTTGACGGTCACCAGGTCAGGGAAAGCGACGTCGCGGAGCCACTGCCGCAGAACCGGCACGTAGAGGTAGGTCTGAGCTTTCTCGCTGCCAGTATCGGCGAAGAGGATCAGGTCCGGCCGGATGCCGCGGTTCTTCATGCCGACGAGCATCGCAACGGAATCAACGCCAATGCCGCAGGAAACCATCAGCGGAGCGTGTCCGGGCAGTTCAACGTCAGAAGGAAGATCACTTGCCCAGTAGGATCCGGTGAACTGTTTCATCGCACCTGCCTTTCAAGAAGTCACAACCACCAACGCGGGCTGTATCTTCTTCGGCAGGCCGATTTATGTCAATACACAAATAGCAGAGAAATCAGAAAAAATGTCAATACATTATTCCGATTCGTCGAGTCGCTCCATCAGACGGGCGGACGCGTAATGCAGCGCGGCGTAGCACAGCAGGCGGACGGCATCGAGGTCATCGTCGCTCAGCTCGCGGAAGGCGTCCGGGCCGGAATCGATCGCGACTGCGATCTCAGAGAGCTGGGTCATATCGATGACTTCAGAATCGATCAGCTCGTTCAGCGTTGCCCAGGCCTGATCCGCGCGAGCGTCGGCAATGGCTCCAGCGATATTGGCAGGCGGGCGATCCATCGCGACACCGTAGCGAACGAACGACGCTGTTTCATGCGTAAAACAGAGTCGCACCGTCACCGGATTCCGTACCCCACTTCTACCCTTACAGTGCTAGACGGCACTAGACAGTGCTAGACAATGCGACACACAACGCTAAAACATGCCGCGACGTAACGCTCATTGAGAAAGAGAGTTACGTTTCACGCTGCGATACATTCAGCCCTTTGGGAGCAGGAGGTCGCAGGTTCAAATCCTGTCATCCCGATTTCTGCAAACCGCTTGAAACAAGGCGTTTCCGAGCGATTGCAGGACTGTCAAAGTGTCGGTCGAATGACCTGACTACTCTCCCGAAAAGAGTAGTCATCGCAGCGTGAATCTGTTTCTCCTCTCAGGCGAAAGGGTTCGCGCGATGAAAAAATCCCGAAAAGCACCGGCGTACCAGCTTCACAAGGCGACCGGTCAGGCCAAGGTCCGCATCGACGGCCGTGACCATTATCTGGGCAAACATGACAGTCCAGAGTCGAAGGACGCGTACCGGCGCGTGATCCGCGAATGGCGAGCTGCCCAGGATGGCCTCGTCTCAACTGTCGGCCAGATCGTTGACGATTTCTTCGATCATGCCGAGAGCTACTACCGCAAGGGCGGCAAGGCGACGTCTGAGATCCAGAGCCTGCGGGTCGCGCTGCGGTTTCTGGAACCATGGTCCGACGAATCGGCGTTCGATTTCGGGCCGCGAAAGCTGAAGAAGGCTCGCGATGCGATGGTATCCGCGGGGCTCTACCGCGAGTCGATCAACCAACACATCGGCCGCATCCGTCGCATGTTCCGCTGGGCGATCTCTGAGGAGCTCGTGCCGTCTGACGTGATCACGGCTCTCGAATGCGTCGAGGGGCTCCGCAAAGGCCGCACGACGGCACCGGAGTCGCCTGGCGTTCAACCGATCGCAGCCGAGCGAATCGATGCTCTGCAGGAACACGTCAGCCCGACGATCTGGGGGCTGATTCAGTTCCAGCGATTCACCGGCTGCCGACCAGGTGAAGCCGTGACCGTTCGCGGCTGCGACATCGACCGATCGGGCGAGGTGTGGCTGTACCGGCCGGCGGCTCACAAGACGGAGCACCTTGGCCGCGATCGCGTGGTCTGCATCGGGCCGAGGGCTCAGACGGTACTGGTGCCGTTCCTGCTCGATGAGCAGCAATCGTTCCTGTTCTCGGCCGCGAAGGCTCGCGCTGACTTCGATCAGCAGCGACGGGAAGCCCGGCAGTCACCGATGACGCCGAGTCAGGCAGCTCGGCAGCCAGTCGATCGGCCGCGACGCATGGCCGGCGATCACTACTCGGAAGCGGCGTATCGTCGCGCGATCACTCGAGGCTGCGAACGAGCGTTTGGGATGCCCGACGAGCTGCGCAAGATTTCGCGCCAGATGCCGACCGAGGAGCGATCGCGACTGAAGCAGCTCGCGAGCGAATGGCGGGCTCAGCACTGCTGGAGCCCGAACCAGCTGCGGCACACGGCCGCGACGGAGATCAGGGCTGCGTTCGGCCTCGAAGCCGCTCAGGTCGTGCTTGGGCACAGCAACGCGAACACGACGGAAATCTACGCGGAGGCGGACCTGGAGAAGGCGAAGCGGGCGATTCTACAGGTCGGGTGAGCGTCCGATTGTCCAGCGCTAACCAATGTGAATACCACATCCTGGGGTTTGCCGCAGGCCTGAACCGATCTTTCAAATACATCAGCGTACACAGTTGCGACACACGGCAGCTGGTGTAAAATTCGGGCACTTCGCCGGCCTCAATTTGACTCACAACAATTTATTCCGGCGATGACCTCACGACGAGCAGAAATCATGGCCCCGACAGATCCCCGTTGGCGCACGATTGCGCGAATATCTGAGTTCGGTTGCATGGCTTTCAGCCAGACACCACCGCCTGCGTGCTGAGCAGAGCGATGTGCTTCTGAGTGTCTGATTCTTTCGCTTTTCTTCAGGGGATTCTCATGCGCCATACCACACGACTCGATTCCTGTTTCGTCGTCACCAAAGCTCGACGGCAGCCGGAAGTGCTCTACGTGTCCCTCGACCTGGATCGCGACCGCGCGTTCCGTCGTGCGCGATCGTTCGTGCTGCAGTACAACCGAATGTCACGCACCGGATCGGCCGTGATTCGGCCGTCGCAGGCTGAGTTGGAATGGAACGACGATCAGATCACCGCGATTGCTGATTCATAGTCAGCCGCGAAAGTACAAAGCCGGCGAGGCATACGATCGTCATCGCAAGCGACACCATGATGGCCGTCCCGGCCGTCATGCTTGCGGCGATCGATGCGCCTGCGCTTGGCTTGTCGATCAGCTTGCTGCCGATGAAGAAGAGGCTGACCGGAATCATGGCCAGCCATTCGACTATGCCGACGAGGAATCCGCGAGAGCAAACGGTCGCGACTGATTCCGCTCGACGGACGAGCAGCCAGGCAGAAAGCCACCAACTACCATAAAAGACGATCCCGGCGAATATATTGGACGGTTGGCCTCGCTGCAGGACGATTGCAGCGGCGAAATAGATCAGGAACGCAGAGAAGACTCCGAACACGATCCCCAGAACAGCCTGGACAATGGGGCGAGTTTTACTGGTCTGAGGTGCTGGCCGTGGCCTCGTTTCCCTGACTGCCGGCGCCGCTTCCGCAAACACGACATCGAGCTCCGATGGCGTTACTTCGATCGGAAAATCAAGAGGCTTCCCGGCCATTGACGAGCTCCAGTCTCAGATCACGGGCGAATCGACGTCGGTCTCCAGCTTGCGATGCAGATTGTCAACGAAGCGGCTAAGGCTCTTATAGCCCGTCCCGTAGCTCTTGACCGCCGTGCAGAGGATCGACTGGTCACCGTTCTCTTTCAGCGCAGCGATGACGGCATCAAGCCGTGCGGCCAGATCACTGATCTGGTCTGAGCAGGCCTGCACTTGATCGATCGACAATTCTCCGCTTTTCGTGCCGGGCATGGCGTGATTTGAACACGCATTCAATATCAATGCAACAACTGCGACAAAAAAACGAAATCACAAACCGTTGCCGCACAGTGTCTTACGACAATAGTCTAATAAATGTCCAACAAGTTGTTGCACAACTGTGGTACATCTGTAGGATGCGGCCTCGTCAGTAATAGTCGGCATTAGACAATCGCTGACATGAACGGATTCAATTCTCGGGGCTGTCATGGCGGAAACTTCAACGAGATGCCTGGCTGAAACCTGCATTCGTCCTGCTCGTTGCCGCGGCCTTTGCGGGTCGTGTTACCAGCAGGCCAGACGGGAGATTCAGGCAGGCCGGGAAAGCTGGGAGTCTCTTGAACAAGCAGGATTGGCACTGTCTCGAACGAGCAATCCTCTGGCGACAGCACTGAGAAAAGCGAGGAACAGCAATGAGCACAGCATCTCTACCACCAAGAACTGAGCAGATCGGACACGCGACTGTCGACGAAGCCGCGGCCTACTTTCGCGTCGCGCGTGAAACCGTCTACGGAATGATTCGTCGCGGAGAACTCGCATCCTTCAAGGTTGGGAAACTGCGACGGATCCGCTGGTCCGAACTGCATCGAATAGCTGGAGAGCCGCACGTTACTGGTGAATCCGCATAAATCACGCTGCGAGGGACCGACACGCTGGCCAGGGATGGCCTGACAGACACCTGAGAACGCGAGGGCAGTGGCATGTTGACGTTCGAAGAGATCAAAGCAGACGTTGAAGAGGCTCAGCGGGCCATGCGGTCAGAACTGGCTGACGCGTACCCGTGCGAGGAGTGCGGCGGCGAGTGCTACATCGACATCGGGATCGGCGATCAGGACGACGAACGGGATTGCTCGACCTGCGGCGGCACCGGTGCCTGGGAGTTCGCTGAAGAGGCTCGCAAAGTCGACGCCTACCTCGCGAGCTCGCGTATGACCGTCTCAACACGAACGGAGATCGATCTTCGTGACTGCCTGATCCGGGCTCTGGCGGGAACTGAGACGCTCGACGATTACCGCGGGCCGGAAGTGTTCGAGTCTCCGGTGCTCGATCCCCTGCAGACGAAAGAAGTCGATCAGCTGGTCGAAGGGATCGCTGACGACATGAAAGCGAGAGCTGCAGCCGACTGCCGCGAGCATCGAGAGAACTTGTACGCATACGCGTTTGGAGCCCTGGCTCAGGCATTTCGGCAGTTCCTGATCGACACGCTCCGCACAGACAAATCAATCAACGAAGCGATACGTGAGGCTCGGATTGCCTCGCAGGCGGTCAGCGGCAACGGAGGGGCTGCCAGCTGATCGTTCTCCGGCGGCGTTCTCCCTGGGCGTCGTCGGATTTGCTCCGGGCTGCAGCAGTCAGGAGCGGCCACGTCACGAAAACTCTGGAAAGCCGACAGCATGAGGCTGGCGGATCGAGTGACCAGGTCGAGCGGGTTCGACTCCCGCACGGAGCGTTCGGCGGCTCGTTGCCGTCGTGGTGACGCCGGGCGGCGTCAACTATCGGCAGTACGTCGCCCGGTTTTTCAATCCAACGGAAGGAGCGAAACATGCTGGTTCTGTCACGGAAGAAGGGTGAAACGATTGTCCTGCTGCATCGCAAGACCGGCGAATCGATCGAGGTCAAGCCGACCGAGATTCGACCGCAGGTCGTGCGGATCGGAATCAAGGCTGACCAGCACTGGGAGATCATTCGCAGCGAGCTGATCGACGAATACGCCGCCAAAGCGGCATAACTGGAACTCCGCACGCTGCTGGCGTGCATTGATCCCGCACTGTGGAGGCGGCAAAGCGATCTGGCCCGACGCGTTGCTGAGCAGGTTCGACTCCTGCCGGGATCACTGGAAATGACGTGTGAGTGAGTGTTTCTGTTTCTCAATTCGTGAGGTGAGGCAATGAAGATCGTGCGAGGTAAGACACCGAAACCGGGCCGTCGCATCATGCTCTATGGCGTGCATGGCGTCGGCAAATCCACCTGGGCAGCACAGTCTCCGGACGTGTTGTTTCTGAACGTCGAGGATGGACTTGACGACATCGACTGCGCGAAGACCGAGCAGATCAAGACTGTCGGTGACCTGATGGCCGCTCTGAAATACCTCGCACTCGGTGAGGAGTCTTTCAAGTGGCTGGCGATCGACACCCTGGATCACCTGGAGCAGATCATCTGGGGGCACATTGCCGAGGAAGCCGGCAAGAAGTCGATCGGCGACATCGGCTATGGAGCTGGATACAAGCGAGCCCTGGCCATCTGGAATGAAATCCAGACTGCTCTCGACTACCTCCGCAACAAGATGAGCATGGGCACGATCGCCCTGGCTCACGCTGAGATCAAACGCTTCGATAGTCCGGAACAGGACAGTTACGACCGCTACCGACCGGCCCTGCATGACGCGGCGTCGGCGCTCTGGCAGGAGTGGTCTGACGAAGTGCTCTTTGCGAGCTACCGCACCTATGTCCGCAAAGAGGATCAAGGGTTCGGCAAGGAGCGGGCGATCGCTGTCGGTCAGGGCGAGCGATACCTGAGAACGACCGAGACCGCGGCCGTCGTCGCGAAGAACCGACTCGGCCTGCCGGCGGAAATTGATTTCACCTGGCAGGCGTACGCTCAGTACCTGCCGGGAGCTCAGCCGGCACCTGTTCCGCAGCCGGAAGCGTATCAGCCGCCGACCGTTCCAGCGGAGCCCGCCGGCAACATCGACGGCATCGTCAAAGACGGTTCCAGCAAGCCGCAGCCGGTCATTGCCTGACCGCACCAGCGAATCAACGTGTGAGTGAGTGTTTCTGTTTCTCTGTTTGAATGAGGTGTTACCGATGGCTGAGTTAGGAATGAGTTTCGACGCGAACACTGTCGAACCGAACCAGGGCTTCGAGCCCCTGCCTGCAGGCGAGTACGAGGTGATCATCATCGACTCGAAGATGAAGCCGACGAAAGCGAACACTGGTCGTTACCTGGAGCTGACGCTGCAGGTGCTGAACGGCCCGTTCCAGAACCGTCAGCTCTGGGACCGATTGAACCTGTTCAACCCGAACGACAAGGCCGTACAGATAGCAAAGGGCACGCTGTCGGCCATCTGCCGAGCGATCGGCGTGATGACTCCGAAGGACTCGGCCGAGCTGCACAACAGGCCGCTGCGTTGTCGCGTTGTCGTGACGAAGGACGACAAGGGCAACCCGTCCAACGAAGTGAAGGGCTACAAGCCGCGTGGCGAGCAGGCCGCTGCACCGCAGCAGGCCGCAGCTCCGGCCGCACAGGCTCAGCAGCCTGTCGGCGCTGGTGTCGGTGGCGACGCCGCTCCGTGGGCCGCTCCTCAGTAGATCGAATCGGTGGGCGGGGACGCCGGAATGCCATCCTGGATCAAAAGGCACAGGCGTGACAGCTCGGAGAGACGAGCATTCGGCTCCGTGCGACTGGTTGTCGCAGCATCTACACCAGCGATCGATGCGGGGACTGCTGGACCCCTTGCAGGTTCAAATCCTGCCGGAGCCACTGACTGCAAACTGTTTTTTTGAATCGAGGTAGAGGCAATGGCTGACACACTGATGGAAGACGTCCAGGAACAACTGAAGTTGAACGAGCTCGAAGCGGATCCCGTGTTCGACGAACACCCGAAGACGGCCGAGCCTGAGCTGGTCAACGAAGTACCAGCCGACGCGACGCGGGTCATCAAGTACCCGGTCGCTGACGCGGCGATCGACGAGCTGGCTGAGAAGTACCTGCCGCTGACGATCAAAGGTGTCGACGACAAGGAGGGCTTTGAAGCCTGCGACGCGGCCCGAAAGGACGTCAAGAAGATTCGCAGCACGGTCGAGGCAACCCGTAAGGAACTGAAGGCCGACGCTCTCGAATACGGCCGCAAGGTCGACGCGGAAGCGAAGCGGCTCAAGGGGCTGCTGGAACCCATCGAGAACCACCTGACAAACCAGGTGGACGCGATCAAGGCTGAGAAGAAGCGGATTGAACGTGAGTGGCTCGACAAGCGGATCGAAGCCCTGAAGCCATTCGCGGAAGTCATCCCTGACGAGTCATTCCTCAAGAAGCTCGACGACAGCGAGTTTGCAACGCTCCTCGCGAACGAGCAAACCGCACACGAGGCTCGCGAAGCTCAGAAGAAACGGGAAGAAGAAGAGCGGGCCGAGCTCGAACGACTGCGAGCGGAAGAAGCGAAGCGTCAGCAGGAAGAAGCTGAGCGTCTGAGAGCCGAACGTGCCGAACTGGAACGACAGAAGGCCGAGCTCGCGGAACAGCAGCGACAGCTCGAAGCCGCGAAAGCAGATACGGAACCGCAGCCTGAAACGCCAGTCGTTGCAGAGCCGGTCGGGCAGACCGATCGCGAGAAGCTGGCAGGCGTGGCAAGGCAGCTGCTCCTGATTGAGATTCCGGACGTCGGGCCGGAGATGGTTCAGACCCGCGACGAGATCATCGACGCAATCGATGGGCTCTCGAGCTGGATTCGTAAGCGAACGATCGGCGAGTGAATCGGGGCGTGATGCGTCACCTGCTACTGCATGGAATCGCGGGAAGTGGTGAGGTTGGCAGGCTGCTGCCTTTGGTGTGGAACACACGAACGGAGTCGACATGGATAAATGCAGTAAATGCCACCGCGAACACGCTGGCGAATGCGACCCTAAAGACATCGCCGGGCTGTGGCTTAGCGGCTATTTCATATCACAGGATGACATCAGCGATCGATGCGACTCGTTGGTCTACGAAGTCGAGCATGATGACAAGTGGAACGAACGCTGCGAGTTTGTCGCGGAGTGCCTGGCTGCCGGAATAAAGCCGGTTCATTACGCGGAATGTCTGCTCGATCATGCCAGAGAGTTCATCGACAGTGCAATCGTCGGGTGCCCGCCAATCGCGGTTCTGGTCACAGGGAGACCAGCATCGGGAAAAACGAGTTGGATACAAAAAGCGGGATTCGGTGAACGAGTCATTCAGTTTGATTCAATCAAAACAATGGCCGGACTCCAATCGCTGAAAAACAAATCCACCTGGCCAATAGTTGCCGTTGATCCCGGCATGTGTCGTGACACTCGCGAAATCGAGAACATGCTTAAATTGGTCGGATATCTGGTCACGGTTATGGATATGGATAACCCGCCTTACTGAATTGATCTGATGGAACACACGAACGGAGTCGAGGGGCAATGACGCCACGCTGGTATCAATCTGAAGCTGTCGACGCTGTCTGGCAGCACATGAGAGCCTCAACCGGCTCTCCGCTGGTCGTGCTTCCGACCGGTGCTGGCAAGTCTCTCGTGATCGCGATGCTCGCTCAGCAGGCTCGCAAATGGGACGGCCGCACGCTCGTTCTGGCTCACCGCAAAGAACTCCTGCGACAGAACGCCGCGAAGATTCAGGCACTGCTGCCTGACGAAAAGATAGGCATCTACTCGGCGGGCCTGAGTCAGCGAGACACTGAGGCCGACATCATCTGCGGCGGCATCCAGTCGGTCTACAACAAGGCCGGCGAGTTCGGACGTCGTGAGCTGGTCATCATCGACGAGTCGCATTTGATACCGCCGGACGGCGATGGCATGTATCAGCAGTACCTGCGCGAACTGCAATTCATCTGCCCGAACATCCGACCGATCGGCCTGACAGCGACGCCCTACCGCTGCTCCAGCGGGCCGCTGGCCGGCAAGGGGCGAATGTTCGAACGCATCTGTTACGAGGTGCAGACCGGCCAGCTGATCAACGAGGGATTCCTGTGCCCGCTGACAAACAAACCAGCACAGCATCAGACCGATACCACGGCCATCAAGGTCCGTGGCGGTGAGTTCGTTACGAGCTCGATGGCTGCCGTGTTCGGTCACACTGACGAGATCCTGATTGCCTGTCAGGAGATCATCGACAAGACGAAAGACCGGAAGTCAATCCTCGTCTTCTGCTCTGGCGTCGAACACGCTGAGCAGGTCGCCAGAGTTCTTGAAGAATGCACGAACCAGGAATGTGGCACGGTGACCGGAGAAACCGGTCCACTGGAACGCGAGGCGACCCTGCGACGCTTCAGCTCTGGCGAGCTGCGATGGCTCACGAACTGCGACGTCCTGACAACGGGCTTCGACAATCCCCGCATCGACTGCGTTGCTGTTCTGCGTGCGACGATGAGCCCCGGCCTGTTCGCTCAGATCGTCGGCCGAGGCCTGCGACTGCATCCCACAAAATCAAACTGCCTGGTTCTCGATTTCGGCGGCAACATCGAACGACACGGACCGCTTGACGATCCGAACTACGGTCGCGCGGACTTCCGCAGCACTGGCGGCTCGGCTGAAGAACGCAACGGCCGTGGGAAGCTCTGCCCGAACTGCGAGACCGACGTGCCGGCAGCTGCTCGCGAATGCCAGGAATGCGGGTTTCTGTTCCCCGATCCCAGGCCGTCACACGGCACCGAAGCCGATGATGAGAACGCTCTGCTCAACGCTGAACCGCAGGTCTACACGGTTCAGGCTGTGCGAGCCGTCGAGCATGAGAAGAAGAACAACCCGGACGCTCCGACAACGCTGCGAGTGATCTACACAGTTGTGCCAGCTGATGCCGAAGCAGCCGAGCCGATGACCGAGGAAGAAGCGGAAGCATATTTCGAGTGGAACAAGCCGACTCCGGCACAATGTGGATGCGGACACCTCGCAACGATCCCAACCGTCAAGCATGAAGACGGAAAGTATCAGGCCAGCCTGGTCTGTGGGCACTGTGGTCAGTGGGTCAAGAGGCTCCAGCACCCGAACAACATCCCAGGAGAAGCCGGCAACCTCGAGGAGAAAGAGGTCTCCGAGTGGGTTTGCTTCAATCACGAAGGCTATGCACGCCAGAAGGCCGAAGCCTGGTGGCAGGAACGCTCGACGGCCGCGATCCCGCTGAGCGTCGACGACGCGCTGATCTGCTGGGAATCAATCATCCAGCCGCGACGCATCACGGTCACGAAGGAAGGCCGCTGGGACCGGATCATCGGCTACGAGTTCGACGAAGAACCGCCGGAAGAATGGGCACCGTGCCTTGCCGGTGTGGATATGGAAGACGACGAAATTCCGTTCTGAGGAGAAGAACAATGAGCAACGGAAGGCCAATCCGCTTAAACGATATGACACCAAAAGAAGCTGTTGAGAAATGTCCTCCCGGCATGATTCCAATCTCAATTGGCGACGACCTGATCAAGGTTTCTGGATTCACTGGCGAGCAGCTTGCGAAAGCAATAGCAGGCAAGGTTTACAACCATAATGTCCTGGAAGGAGGTGGCGCGGCATTCACGTTGACGTGCCTGAGCGGGCAGCTCGTTATGACCTACGTGATAAGACTTGATGGATACATCGATGTTGGAACACGCAGTGACATGCTCAAGCTGGGATTTCGTGAAGAGATTCAACTGATAGATGAAGAGACTGAAAAAAATAAGCTCGACAACTGAATGATACTGACGGAACAACCGCACGGAAGAGCACGGAATGCTGATGACACTCGACACCGAACTGATCCCTGTCGAACTTCGCGAGCTCGATCAATGGGTCTGCTGGCAGGATCGCGACGGCCGCAAGGTGCCGATCAACGCTCGCACATCACAGCCGGCGAAATCCAACGATCACACCACGTGGTGCGATTTCCAGACGGCCTGCGATGCTCTGGCCGTCAACGGCAACCTGAGCGGGCTCGGCTTCTGCTTCGCGGACGGTGACGGGCTCGTCGGTGTCGATTTCGACGAGTGCCTCGACGATCGCGGCAACATCGCAGAATGGGCTCTCACCTGGCTGGCCAGCTTTGATTCGTACGCCGAAATCAGCCCAAGCGGCCGAGGCCTCAAGGTCTGGGTCTACGGCAACATCGAACGCGGCCGCAAGACGATCATCGAGGAACGCGAGGGCAAATCTCCGGGCATCGAGGTCTACAGTTCCGGCAGGTTCTTCACGCTGACATCACAACGCTGGGAAGGGCTCGCGGATTCGTCGATCAAGCCCTGCCAGCCGCAGATCGACCGGCTCTACAAGAAGTTTTTCAGTGAGCCAGAGCCGCCGAAGCCCCAGCCAAATACCGGGACCAGCCCGGCACCGAGTTCCGGGCAGCTGAGCATCCAGGAGCGGGCAGCCCGCTACCTCGCGAAGATGCCGCCGGCAGTCAGCGGGCAACACGGGCATGATCGAACGTATCACGCTGCCTGCGTCCTGATGCTCGGCTTCGCGATGGCGATCGACGACGCCTGGCCGGTCTTCTGTGACTGGAACGCGACCTGCGAACCACCTTGGAGCGAACGCGACCTGCGACGAAAGCTCGACGAAGCGAACAAGCTCGGCGGGCAACGCGGGCATCTTCTGACCGGTCAAACGTATCGCGGGCCGGATCCGAATCTGAC